TAACATTTGCAAGATTATTTATATTCTCATCTTGCCATGCGTAATACTCATCACCGTTTTCATCATATAAAACACCATAAATCCAACTGGATACCGTTCTAGGATACATACCACATTTACCATCCGATACAAAAAATATCTTATTGAATTTTCTCTTCCACCACGATAAAAAATCTCTAACAAAGTCATTTCTTTGAGAATCGTCAGAGGATAGGGTTTTAAATCTGCTAGTATCACCAACATTTTTACATCCCATTCTTTTTATCTTCTTAGTTTTTATTTCATCACCAGTTACTTTGTCTTTTTCACCAGTTGGTATATATGTTCCATCAGTGACTGCAAATGTTTTACTATCAACTTTTCCACCACCTGCAACCCATTTCACATATTCAGCACCTTTATCAAAATAAGCGTTTTTAAGAGCATTTGACGTTTTGTATTTTGATGGAGCTTTGTCAATCGACAACTTACCCATCTTTGTTTTATCTCCATAATCAGGAAATTTTGATAATAACCAAGCTCTAAACGCATCACTCTCTGAAGTTTTTGTAAATGGTAATTTTACTTCACTATAAGATTTTACGTCTTTTTTTTCTTTTTCAGTTTCAACTGGTTTTGGGGTCGGTGGAGTTGCAGATGCAATATAACCATAAAAAAAGGTTTCAACATTTTGAAACTTTCCGTTTGGGTCACTTTGTTTCTTTTTTTTCCACTCAGCTTGTGTTAATGACTTGTATCCCTCTTTTTTATATTTAGCAATAAGCTTTTCTTGTGCTGGGGTTTGTTCTAATATAATCATATGTTATGTAACTATAATTTTACCATCTGTTAATTTGGCAGTACCTGTTAATCCACTGGCATCAGTATACGCATATTCTGTTTTATTTTCTTCATCAGGTGTTAATGTTATAGGTTCAGTATATCCATTATTCTTAATAGCTTCAATTGCTTTAGCCTTAGTCATTGTTGTAAGAGTAGTATCTTTCGCAGATTTAACCCCACCAATTTCTTCAACTGTCTTATCCGCAAGTTTTGCGTCTCCACAATTAATTTGAATTTCCTCACCTATAGCATTCTTTTTAGAAAGATAAAACGCACCTTCTTTTTGTTTAACTGACTCTAAATTTCCGTCATAAACTACTTTAGCGTAATATTCATCAAAACCGTCATCAGAACCCATAGTTTGGACGTGGTCAACAGTTATTTTGTTGTTTGGACAAGAAGTAATTAAACCCTTTAAAAGGTTTTCCGCTTCCTCTTTAGTTTTACTAAAATAATCTAACCCAACATAACTGGCAATAATCACTCCAATAGTTAATACTGTCAAAGCCGCCTTTACTGGCTTAGTAAGATTAAGTTTTGGTAGAAAACTATTAAAAAAGTCCCATTTTTGTTTTATTTCTTGTCTCCCCACCTCATTTGATTCACTATAAATTTTCTTTAGTTTTGTTTGTGATTCCGCCAATTTTGTTTCTAATTGTGTTATATCTAAATTTTTATATTGATTAATAAAATTTTTCGCCTTTGTTTGTAAAACCGTAGGGTCAACCTTTAGATTGGTTGCCAAATCGTTTACAATTATTTTTGTATCTTCTGATAACTCACCGAACTCATCCAATAATCCTGTAAATTCTTTAGTAACTGTAGTGGTAGTAACTTTTGTAACGTCTTGAACTACATCTGGAACAAAATTTGGTGCATTTATAATATCTTTTCTATTTTTGTAATTTACCCATAATAATACTAATAACTCATCTTTGACTTCCTGTGACTCACCCAAATTATCAATTTTAATATAATATTCATCATACAATTCATCTAATTTAATTTCATCATTAGCACTTGCAAATTTATTTGGGGATGATATCTCAGCCGACAACTTTTTAAGAGTTGGATTTGTATTAATAAATGCGTTAGCCATTTTTTGACTAACTTCTTGATTTGTTGACTTTACAAGTTTCTCAGCGATGGTAGAGGCTAGTTCATCAGATAAATTACCTGTTCTAATATCACTTAATATATCGTCAATAGTTTTACCTCCAGGTAATTGAGCAATTTCATCAAAACTATTTTTAAGCGATTTTGCAATATCAGTAGAACCATTTTTAACCAAATCTTCAAAGTCATCGGCACTTTTACCAAAAAGAGTTAAAAACTCATCAATAATACCACCACCAACGGATTCTTTTAAAAGTGGTAATCCTAAAATTTCTCTAAATCTATTTATCTCATATAAAATTTCTTTTTCCATAACAATTGTTTTTTTTTATTATAAATATAGGGTTATTTGATAACGGGTTCATCTAATACAATTAATTCTATCTCAGTGTTAGATTCTTCTACTTTTTTAACAGATTCTTCCATTATTTTACGCATTTCTTTGATTAATTCTTCTGCCGATTTTTTTCTATCTTCTTCGTTTTTTATTGTTTCAGTATAATATTGTTTTTGTATTGATTGTTGAATTTTAGGATTTGAAACTAACTCATCCAAATCTTTATCACTTAAATTATTTAATGAATTAACAAATTCGGTTCTGTCATCACCATTTAAAAATGATAGAGCCATCGCCCAAATTTCTTGTTCTTCCTGAGTTAATCCTTTCTTACCTCTATTTTTTAATATTTCATCTATTTTATTTACTTGTTTAACTAAATAAACACCAGCAGGTGCACCATAAACTAAAATATTAATTAAAGGATTAGATATCTTTCGGCCTATTGGTGCTTTAGCAGTTTTATTAAGACCATCCACCACATCTTTACTTGCCTTTTGAACCACATCTTTATATTCTTCAGTACCAAGTTCTTTAATAACTCTTTGTTCCTGAGGTGTCATATTTTTTAACAAGTCATCAACTTGTGTTTTGGTCGCATTAGGTGGTAATGATTTTAATTGCGATTCAACAGATTCAATGACTTCATCACCAAATTTTGCGGATTTTAACGCAGCTCTGACAGGACCTGACGCCATTAATAAAGGTAAAAAGACATACGCCAAGTCCAGTTTAATTGCATCATCATCTTGTGCTTCAACACTTTTACTTAAAGAATATAAATTAAGTGCCGTATCGGCGGCCAACTCAAGAAATATTGCTGCAGAAGGTCCTAAACCTAAACCACCTGATAATATTGAAATTGCTACCATACCTCCTAATTGAATATATACTCCGTAGTCCCTCCAAAACGGAGTTACACAAGGTATTTTTGGTGAATTCCATTTTGCCATATAGGATTGTCCTTTAGAATTTCTATAATATTTTCCAACAATGTCACCACTTTTATTTTTCTTTGTTCCATTAATTATTTCTTCAAAAAATGATAAAACACCTTCTTCATCACAATTTTCAAGTGCGTAATCAATTGCTTCTTTAGTAAATAATTGATTAATTAATGGACTATTATTAATTGTTGTAATTAATTCATCCTTTTTTTTATTTTCTTGTTGTAATTCGTATAAATCAATTAATTCTTCTAAAACTTCGTATTTAGTTTTTCCCTGTATATATACTTTTATTTTTGTTTTCGGTTCAGTCCAATAATTAAATTTATAACCTCCATAATCACCTGTCGTTTTATTATATTGTGTTAATGGTAACTCATTTGGGAAATTTGAGAAATCAAAAACATTATCCATATATTGCTGTGCAAGTTCTGATATTTTACCAGTAATTTTTATGTTTGTCATCCCATTTGATTTATCTTTGACAATACCTGACACGGCATTTTGTTGAGATTTTACATTAAGATAAACATCATAAACTTTTTTACCTTTAGACATACCTTCTTTAAATGTCGCATTTGCAACCTTATTAATATAAGAATTACAAAATGCTCCACTTCTATCTAATTGATTTTTTTGAGCTAACTTTGGGTAAGAATTATTAAACCACTCTCTAAACGCATCTCCTTCAGTTTTATTATTAAAAAAACATCCTGAAGCAACTGCATTTTGTTTTGTTTTTTTTTGTTGAGCGGACGCTCTTTGTTTTTGAAGTTCATCTAATAATTGACCTGATGTTTTTCCAAATAAATTTTTTCTTTGGGGGGGGATATCAGGGATTAACGTTGACTGAGGCCCTGTTGGTTTAATACCTGCGTTCAATCCTTTAGATTTTCTATTCTCGTAATTTTTGAGAGATTTTACGTAAATATCATTTTCCAAAACTATGGATGCTGGTGTAGGATTTGGTTTATTAAATCCTTGTAAACCAAAATCAGGACTTATTGCCCCATACCCTGCATCTGAAAATCCTTTTTGTATTTTCATTAAATCAGGTAAAGTAGTTGCCTTTAATCCATTTAAATAAGTTTCCCACTCAGGACCTGAAAATGTATTATTTTTAGATAAGTTTAAACCTTGTTGTAAAATAGTCGGCCAAGTATATTGTTCAGTTATTAACTGAGTATTTTCATTCAATGTCTTTGACGAGTCATATTTCATCATCAACAAAACTCTTTCTAATATTTCTTTTTGATTATTATTCATATTTACCAAACTTGATTTGCCGAACCACGTTTAACGCCTGAGTCCCATTTCTCACCCTTCTTACCTAACATGTTTGCGGGTCCTCTGACTGTCACATATAATTCACTCCAATTTGACCCTCTTTTATTAGTATTACCTCCTCCACCAGCAGGAGCGGCATCTTGTTCACCTAATTCATCTTTACTACCTTTTTTTCTATTATCAGTAGTTAATTCTTTAATCAATGAAATTATGTAATCAACGTCTTGTGTCATTATTACATAAATATAACACTACCGATAAAAAAAGTGGAGTTATTAGAACAAAAACGATGGTGGAATTTTCTTTGGGTTTGATGTGTAGAATTCTTCCATAAAATTCTTCAACTCATCGGTATCAACTTCGTATTCTTTTTCATCTGACGCTTCTTCATCAATAATTAATTCGTCAGTATCTTCTTCATATATAATAGGGAAATCACTTGATTCGTAATCATAGTTTTCCAAAATGAAAAAACCAGACTTTTCAACAAAGTCCAGTTCAAATTCATGTTCTCTTATTTCGTCTTCACCGTCCTCTTTTAATCTAAAACTAACTTGTATAATTTCAGATTTTGGATTGTAATAGTAATCAACGATTTCCTTAATTTTCATTTCCTTAAATGATTTTCTTGAACCACTTAAGTGATTCATTGATTTGTTCTTGTACTAAATAAGCCTTTGATTTTACTTTAATACCTTCTTCAATTTCTTCCATAGAATATGATTTAGTTGCACACTGTTCACATTGTTCACCCTCTTTTATTCCACCACCACACTGCTCACACATTTCACCTTCTTTCATGGATGAACATTGTTCACACATATCACCTTCATATAATCCAGTACATTGTTCACAAACTTTTTTAAGTTTTTGATTAATATTGGTGTTTCTATATTCGGTTACATCACCTTTATTATTAACGGTAATTCCTTTTTCATCTAACGCCAAATTTTCAACATTAAGGATTTGTTCTTTTGGTGTGTTAAATCCACGAGTAACATATCCATCATATTGACTTCTGTGTTTATCTTGTATTGATTCTTTTTCTTCTTTAGTAATATTCAAAAAAAATGCGTTTCTCATATATAATTGTTTTCTAGATAAATATATGGTTGATTGAATAATATTAATTTATTATATTTTACACATGGAAAAACCTTATCAACTATTACAACCAGTTTTTAAAGACCATCGTGGGTCTTTTACACCAATTAAACTTTCTGACAAGTGGGTTCAATCAAACATTAGTATAAACGACGATATATTTGTATTTCGTGGATTACATTATCAAGATGACCCAATGGCTCAATCCAAATTAGTTTCAGTTATTCAAGGAAAAGTAATTGATTTTGTTATCAACTTAGATAAAGACAGTGAAGACTTCGGTAAGTTAGAAACATTCATTTTAACATCAGGTGAATCGGTATATGTTCCAAAAGGATACGCTCACGGATTTTTAACACTTCAAAGTGGAACAATCGTTAACTACTTAGTAGATAATGAATATTCAAAAGAACACGAAGGATGTATTCAATGGGATACCGTAGAAGAAGTGAAAGATATTATCACAAAATACATGAGAGGATTTAACTTTAAAGTTAAGATTAGTGATAAAGACACCGAAGGAATCACACTGAAAGAATACAAAAACAAATGACAAAAGAAGAAGTAGAAGAATTAGCTGAAGGAGCAATTCTATTAGACGGATTTGATGATTGTATTACAGGAGTTGTTGAAGAGTTTGGTAATGGTATAAGAATACTTTATTCACGTGATAAAATACTTGAGTCATTACAAAAAGATATGTCTTATGAAGATGCTTTAGAATATTACTACTACAACATTGTTGGTGGACACTTTGGTGAGAGAAATCCTTTGTTTTTACTTTAAAAGTAATTTGAGTAAAATGAAATAATTTTTGGAGAGTATCTTCTTAAATAAGCATTGATTCTTTCTACGGTTACTTCTTTATTTTCGTCTTCAATTATACTGATTACTCCGTTTACCATTTCACCTTGAGCCTTATTAGCCATATCTAGTAATTCATCAAATGCTTCATTAGTATCATTATACTTGTGTTCGTGAGCTAATCTTTCTTTACCCATATAAAGATATGGTGACGCCGCAAGCATATTAACAACACTAGACTCTCTTAATTTATTTAGATATTTTTTCAAATACAACATGTTGAAATGTTTTACTAACATCGCATGTAGTGTTAAATCAGTTGATTTATTTTCCTGAATATTTTTTTTTCTTTTTCTTTCTCTCATTTCATCAAACTCAGATTCATACATCCATTTATCTTCATCCAATAAATAAAGACTTGACCCATTGTCCCATTTAACAACATACTGAACAAATCCAGGTCCTTTTTGAATTCCTTTAACAGTTCCTCTATCACCAAAAGATAATTGAGGTTCACCTAATAGTTCAATGACAACAATTCTATCATCAGGTTTAAGTTCAGGATTTAATTTCTTACTCATATATTTATAAATATAATGAAATATATAATTAAAGAATCTCAAAAGCAAATTATCCTTGAAGCAATAAATGATAGGATTAAAGAAGTTCAAGAAGATGGTGTTGAACTAACTAAAAAGATTGTTGAAGACACTAAATCACATGCTTCAATAAACTTAAAGATGATGCTTACATGGGGTGCCGCAATTGGAGGGTTTATGGGTCCAATTATGCAATGGTTAAATGGACAAGTACCAGAGTTAACAGAAAAAGATTCATCATTGATTGCTGCCGGTATTGCGTCAGTAATATTCTTCCAAGAAAGAAGTTTTACCAAATCAATTATTAAAAAGATTAAAGAAGACGGACTTGAAGAACCATTTAAATTGGGAGCAATTAAAGCTAATCAACTTAAAACTGTTTTGGTAGGTTTTTTAAAGAGTTTGAATTTATCAGCATTCAGTGTGACAAATATGTTAAGTTATGCATTCTTGGTTCCAATTATACCAATGATATATGACGCTGTCTCTGAAGGTATATGGGATATAAAAGATACTGAAATGTTGGTTAAATCATTATCGGCATTTGGATTAATAACAATTTCAGGTAATTTCTTAAAACGACTTATGGATTTAATCGTTGATAGAATTACTAAATAAAATCAATCTTTAATTCCAAATCAGACGTTCCTCTGAATATTCTGTGATAAGTTCCTTCAGGGATTAATAATACTTGTCCTTCAGTTAACTCTATAGGTAGTTGATTATCCATTTGAAATTTCCATCCATCACTTTGTACCACTTCAATCAATCTATCTTCTCTATCACGATGCCATTGTAGTTCACCACTATCAATATTGGATTTAAAAACTCTAATCTTTGAGGTTTCTGTTAGTTTTCTATCTTTATACGGTTTCATATTACCAAAATCCTGGATAAGTTTTACCGCCCCAGAGGTAACCAAAGCGATTGAGTCTACATGCCCAGTACCCCGCAGTTAATCTATCTTTCTTTTTAGAACACTGATGTCTTGCAGCGAATGATTTACGAGCTTTAGGGTTAGATACCTTAGCAGTTAAACCACCTTTAACATCACCAAATGAAATCTTTTTAACTCTACCTGTTGATGGGTTCTTTACATAAACAACATATTTCTTTCCACCACCACTATTTCTTCTTGGTTTACCAAGTTCAACTTTTTTTCCGTTATGTTCTGCCTCAGAAATAAATTCTTCTTCCATAGGAGTATCCAAGTAAATAACTCTACCACTTGATAATCTAACCTGTGTTCCAAAATCAGATTCAATAAGTTCAACATCATCTTCATTTAATTCAACCATTCCTTCGTAATATAACTCACGAGCTTCGTTAATAACATTAAAGAACTCTTCTGAACCAAATCTGAAGATATTATCATTCAAGGGAACTTCATTTGTTATATGATAATTAAGGTGTTCTGAAATAAGTGGTTTTTCCACCGATTCTGTAAGAACTTTTTTGATAAGTTTTTTGATATTCATTTTTTACTTCGTAATAAGAAATACAACCCAAATAACAATGCTGAAATACAGTAAAAAATTCCTGTGGTAATCCAATAAGAACTTGTGTAGTCTAAAATTGCTTTGAACATTATGTCGAATCCTAGTGGGTTGAAAAACATTGCGAGCATAAGGCAGTAAGTGGCAACATTTTCCTTTAGAATTCGTTTCATTTTTGTCATTATCCATTAACGTGGGTTTAAAGTTTATGAACAAAGTTCACTTTATTTATAAATATATTTGTGTGGAGGAATATTTTGTGTATATTTGTAGAAATAATTAAATAATCAAGTCCTATGAAAAACTTATTTTTTTCTCTTGTTTTAGTAATGGTTGGTTTAGTTGCCAATTCACAAGTATTTGTTGTAAAAACTGATACTATCCAAAAATTTCAACACCCAAAAGAAGTTAATTTTATTCCATCATTGGAAAATGGTTTAATCACATACACCACTCTTGGTCAGGGGGAAGTTGTTTACACTATTGATGTCGACAATAAATCTTTAACTATGAAAAATGGTGAGGGTGTGGTGTTTAATTTTGTAATCACTGAGGTATTCAAAAATCCATCAAACGATATTTTAGTTTCTTTTGAATGTGTCGATACTAAAGGTTTTAAAGGTGTTGTAGTCGTTTACAAAAATGATAATAAATCAGTTAATATGTTAGTTGAGTATGACATTAATAATGAAACCACTGAAGGTTACATGTGTTTTGATGTTAAATGTAAAAAGAAAAACCCTCGTTAGAGGGTTTTTTAATTAGATAGTTTGAATCCTTATATAATCATTTGTAGAAAATACCCGTTCCATATCTTCGTTACCATCAACAAATACAGTACATTTCGCAGATACACCTGGAAAACCATTTATACGATAAAAACTTGTAGGCTTTAAACCACTACAAAAAGCATTCATAGCTTGATTTGAATTCGGGTTATCAAAGAAATTCTTTGAGGCTTGACTGTAATCAGAGTCCATAAAATTACCTCCTGAATAATCCCCTTTAACTTTAGGATGAATGTGCCTATTCACTCTATCGTCAGGACATCCTGGTGTTCCTCTTTCATTAAGTATTTTATTAAATAAATTCCATGGTAATGGTTTAACAACGTAATTAGAAGAATCATTACCTGCCTTAAATGTGTATACCCAACCGGTAGGATTATTTTTATCTTTTTTACCTGTCCATTTTGGTTCAGAACAATGTTCCCCTTCCACAACAGTAATACCTTTGTCTGATAATAATTTTTGATACGCCTCTTTTTTAACTACAAGCATTCCTGGATAATTTCCACCCACGTCACTCATTATCTCATATTTACCCACACCATAAACTTTATCACCAGTTTGTTTGGCAATTTCTTCTATATTACGACTTTGTTTTTGAGGAACCTCAACGACTTTAACACCACCATTAAGTGTTTTTATACCTAAATTAGATAAGTCAGGACTTTGAGTTATAGTTTGTGTTGTACCAGTAGGTTGAGTTGTCGCTTGTGTTGTCGATTGTGTTGTCGCTTGTGTTGTCGATTGTGTTGTAGGTTGTGTTGTCGCTTGTGTTGTGTCTAGTTCACTTAAATAATTTCTCTTGGTGGCACTTACGTGCATTTCCAATATTCTCTGTTTTTCTTCTGAAGAAATTTCAAATAGGTTTTTCATAATTTAATTTTTATTTAATAAATAGATGTCATTTTAAAAAAATTATATACTTATTGCTAAATAAATGAAATAATGGCAGCTAAAGCAACAGGTTCAACGAAATTATCATTCGGAGTTAAGAAATCAGGTAAATCATCAAAGAAATTTACCTCAAATAAAACAAGTAAGAATTACAAAAAACCTTATAAAGGTCAAGGGAGGTAAAACATGAAAGAATACATTAAAAAACAAATCGGAAATATCAAACAGTTTTCATTCGCAGAGATGACTTCCAATAGTTCAGGAAAGACATCAGGAAGTGGAACGGCGGGTCTTTACATTGTCTTTATCGGAGGTTTGACATTCTTCATGGGTTGTGTGGATAAAATGTTTTTAAACAAGGATATTGACGTTATTACACAATCAGTAGTCCTTGTTGGTATCGGAGCAACTCTTTTAGGTTATAGAAAATCTAAAGATAAAACAGAAGAACCTACGGTAGAAGAAGTAACAGAAACTACTGAAGAAGAAATTAACGGTTAATTCCACCATCTTTCAATATTTTCACTCAATATTTTGAAAAGTAACTTTCTTGCCCTTTCGTGATTGTATCTTCCGATATTCAAAGCGATTCTTGATTTAACCTCGTATGAAGTTAAGTCCTCGTTATCTATTTTAAAAATATGATACTTTTTATCGGTAACAATTTTCTTATATACCAATGGATATTTTTTGAAAAAGTCATTTAAGTTTTCTTTTTTCAAACGTGTCTCCATATAATAACCACCCAACACATCTTCAATATCATCACCTGTCGGAACAAAGAAAAAATCTTTATCCTCATAGTCCATGTACTCCATTGTATAAAACTCTTCCTGAACTTTTTCCATCAGTTTGACACACAACATCATTCGTTTAGCATCAAGGTCTGAATTAGTGTGAAATCCTTTTTCTTTAATGTACTTAGCCTGTTTCTCTAACTTGAACTTGAATACCTCAAAAATATAATGGTCGTCCCAATCCCTGTCTTTCCAAATAACAGGAAACCACTTGATTAGATTACCAACAGATGTAGAAAAGTTTCTAACGGGATTTCTAAAATATTTCCAAATAAAATCACTTATTTTTTCTTTCATAATTCAAGAATTGCTTTCTTACTGATTAAACTTTTATTTAAAAAGACAATACTACAATCAAAGTCCAAAGAATATTGTGTTAATTCTTCAGAATTTTCATACTTTTTAACATAAAAATCAATCAGATTTTCCGCAGATTGAATTTGTCCGAAATGTGTTATTGAACCAATAACTTTACGTATCCATTGAAAGTCCCTATCCATAGGACAAATATACATAATCTTTCTTAATTATACAACAACTCAGTTAATTGCGGATTACTTTTTTCATACATACGTATCATAATCCCCGCTTCAGAGTTTGCAAAGTTTTCTTGAGATACGGTGTTAAACCCTTGCAATTTGATATTTCTTTGACGAGCAAACTCATGAACCCACTCGTGGGCAACAGTTCTTAAAATATCAATTAACATTCTTCCACCAGCAAGAACTTTAATTCTACCAAGTATTTCACTACCTGTAGTCATCTTACCAAAACGTTCACCAAGAAGCTGGATGTCAACGTCTTTCTTAAGTGGAGAGTTTTTTTGGCAAAATCTCAAGAAGTCCTGAATAACATTTATCTGTTCAGAACCAAGCCCACTAGATTTATCATATAAATTTACTTTCATCTTAACAATAAATATCTTATATTTCTTTTGTATATATAATTATGAAAAAGAGTTTTTTTGAAAAAGTCTTAAATAAAACAAACAAACAAGACATCGACCAATGGTTTGGTGAAAATTCTGAAATCAAAGTTACGGAATTTTCTCATTCAATTAGTCAGAAAAAAAACATTTTATCAGTAAAATTATACCCATCAAATTATGAATACGCTATCGAACTTTTTCCGGAAGGCCTGGAAATTCTTGTCTTACATACTATCAAAAGTCTTTCACTTCCTGAGGATTATATATTAACAACATCTATAGAACACTAAATTATGGCACATCCAATAATCCATGCAAAATCATCGGTAAAAAAATTCGGAGGAAAATGGGAAGATTATATCCATTTACACGAATGGTTAGATGAAACAAAAGGTTGGTATGGACATTCATCACACAGAATGTTTCGTCATCACTCTGAAGGTATATTTGAAATGGAACAACGTTTTGGTGCCGAATTTAAGAATAGTGATGGAAAAACTGTATACACCCGTTATGTTGGTGAACAACATGTAATGGAAGATTGTAACGGATATATCCCATCAGCAAAAGAATGGGTGTTAGCATTAGAAAATAAACAAAGACCTTTATGGATGATTAAAACCATGAAGTTAGAAATTGATGATTGATATTTATTATTATGAAAGAATTATTAAATAACCCTGAAACTATAAAAAATTTTAAACTTTTACATTATATCCTATTAAGTAATGGTCTTACTCGTGTCAGTAATGACTTTTATGTTGATTACTACGGAAATGTTGATTATCACTTCTCACCTTGGACTAATAAAGGTGGAGCTTATGATATTATACCTAATAAATTATTTGATTTTTTAGATAATTTTTTTGATTCTATTAAAGATGAAGTTTTAGATTCATTAGAAGGTGATGGTGATTCTAGAGCAACGGTGTCATGTGAGTATTCAACAACAGACAAAACTTTAATAATTGAAGAAAATATTCAAACTATGGGTTATGAATCGTATTACCAAGAGTTTGAAATTGACGAAAAGGAATTACTTGAGGATATGGTTCAGTGGAAAGAAGATGGTAAACTTAAAATTAGAGTTAATTTTAGCGGTGGTGGTGATTCAGGTTATATTGATGACGTTGGTCTAATCAATGATACTGATGACAAACATTATGAATTTACAGCGGTTTGGGAAAGTAAGTTATACAACATTTTGGAACAAAATCATGGTGGATGGGAAATAAATGAAGGTTCTGAGGGAACGTTCATAATTGATAATGAAAACCAAATTATAGAACTAGATTTTCGTATGAATGTTGAAGAATCTTCAACAGGTTACGAATTTAAACACCAATTTGAGTTTTAATAAACCTGAATAGTTCTTTGTGGTCTGTCATCACCAAAGTCAGGACAGAAATAAACATTGTTACCATCGTGGTAAATTGTTCCACCAACTCCATTAGGAATTTTGTGTTTTTCATGGAATTTTTCACCCAAATCTATTTGGTGATTACCATCTTTGATAATAAAACATAAGTTTTCAAAATCACACTTATATTGTTGGTCCTTGTTTTTATGTTTCATAAACTCGTCAAAAGACATTACATATCTCGCATCTTCGTTAAGGTATCTTTTAACGATAAATTCTAATTGGTTTTCTGTGATAATAAACTTTTTCATATTCTATAAATATAAGGGTTAAGAATAAATTCCTTGACTATAAATTTTCCATTCTTTTTCTCTTCTGTCAGGGTGAGAAAAATCTAAAAAGTTAACTTTAACTGAGTTAGAATTTGGATTAATTTTTAAAGAACTACTTAATTTCGGAGCCTTTGTCGTACAACCCGCAAATCCAACTTGATAACATAATGATGATAATGCGTCAACTTGTTTTTGATTCAAATTAGGATATATTGATAATAACTTACTTGCCAATTTATTTAAAGTTGTTTTTAAATATACTTTAGCCTTATCTTTTGTTATTGATGGGTCTTTAGGTGTTACTTTTCTACCATCAGGGTAATAAACGGTACCATAACCAATTGTTGGAGTTCCTGATGCGGTTCTACCTTTTAAACAACAATCAGATTCTCCTCTAATACATTTACCACCTTTAGCATCATCATAAACACAAGGAACAAAAAACTCAATATTACCTACAAAATCTACAAGTTTATCTGAAACACCTGTAGGTTTTGGATTGTTTTTTTTATTTTTTTCAGATACCGCACTTGCCGCTTTTTCAAGTCCCGTTTTAATTGTTTTATTTATATCACTAACAACACCTCCTGATGCTGGTTTCATTTGGTCTTTTGGTTGTCCCATAGAAGACCATTTATCCATAAAATTGGGTTCTTTATTTGACTTGTTAAAACCCATAGTTTTATTAATGTCATCAAAAACTGATTGTTCATTAATATTTGGTTTTAATACAGTCATTGCTTCAGGAAAATCCTTATTTAAAACATCCTCATCTTTATTTGTGTAAGGAATATTTTGCAAAACGTATCTAATAGAGTTTAGACCTGAAATCTTTTTATCGTTAGAATCCAAAACAACCCACGGATGATTCACTGTAGATGTCTTATCAAAAAGTTTTTGTTTATATTCTGTAAACTTTTCCCACACATCTTGCATCTTCTCATCATTCTCAGAATACTTCCAATATTTCAATGGTGACTTCTGTCTGAAATCAAATCTCTTAGCTTGAGTTTCTTTATCTATTGAGAACCAAAGTTTAAATAAGTAATCCCCATCAACAACCAATGATTCTTCAAAATCCTGAACATTATCCATAAAGTCTTCGTACTCTTCTGACGAACCATAACCCATTACAGGTTCAACTAATCCTCTATTGTACCAACTTCTATCAAAGAAGTTTATCTTACCTTTTTCAATTTGATTACTGTATCTATCCCACCAGTTCTTTCTTTCATCAGGTGTTGGGATACCAAGAGCAATAACTTTATAATATCTTGGATTTAAATTTTCAGTGAATTTCTTAATTGTAGAACCTTTACCTGCCGAGTCTCTTCCTTCAAAAACAATAATAACAGTTTTACCTGTTTGTTTTAACCATTCCTGTAGTTTTAATAATTCAACTTGAAGGAAAAATAATTCTTTCTTATAAATGTCTTTATCTAAAATTGACGGTTCCTCTTCGGGACTAACAACTTCTTTTTTATTTTTTCTTTTCTCTAATGATTTAGTAAGTTGTTTAAAAAATTCAAAAACATGAATATCTTTACTACCTTTTAATTTTAAAGTTTTTTCAATACCTCTTGTAAGTAAACTAAAATCAACTAAACCTTGTTTAGAATATTCTTCAATCTTATTAATAAATTTTTGGATTTGAGCACTATAAACTTTATTGTCTTTTAAAAATTCAATAAGTGATTTTACCTCAGGGCTATATTTTGGCTTATCTGCCTCTTGTAAACCCATCATGTTTTTCATCTTACTAACTTCAGTCAATAAATTCCTCATACTGATAAATACTTTTTAATAAATATTTTGTTAATCTTGATTATTTTTAATAAAACGCATATATTTAATTTTAATGACTACAAAAAAAGTTAAAAGAAAATTACGAAATTTAAATAACAATAATATTTTTAAGAAATCCTGACATTTGTCAGGATTTTTTTTGCCCTTTTAATAAATAAAACAAAAAAAACAAAAAAATGAAAAACACAGAAACTTACAACGAGTTAGTTCAAAAAATGAGAACATTCTTCCAAAACAAAGGTTTTAAAGAAGTTCCAACCCAATCAAGATTGTCAATCTTGGCAGCGTGTGAAAATCCACACTCAATAACAACATTTAATTATCAAGGAGAAGTGTGGCCACTACCACAGACAGGTCAAATGTGGTTAGAATACGAACTTCTTAAAAATCCTGAATGGAATGGTGTATATTGTATTTCAACGTCGTATAGACAAGAAAAAGACCCAATCCCAGGTCGTCATGAAATGATTTTTCCAATGTTTGAGTTTGAATCAAAAGGTGGAATGAAAGAAATGTTAAAACTTGAATCAGAACTTTTAGACTATCTTGGATTTGATAGTGAGGTAGAAGTTAACTACGACGATGTTTGTGAAGAATATGGTGGAGTATCCATTTTAGAGAACGAACACGAGACAAAAATGTGGGAAGAAAAAGGACCAGTAGTGTCTCTACAAAACTTTCCTTACAGAACAAATCCTTTTTGGAACATGAGAGAAGGTAAAAACAAAATATTCAACAAAGTTGATGTAATTCTTTACGGACAAGAGACTATCGGTTCTGCTGAAAGAAGTTCTAACGTAGAAGAAATGAGAAATAACTTCTACACAATAGAAAATGGAAAATACTCTGAAAAACTTTTTGAATTATTCGGAAAAGAAAGAGTAGAAAAAGAATTGGAAGAGTTTTTATCACACGATTTCTTCCCACGATTTGGTGGTGGAATAGGAATGACTCGTTTATCAAGAGCTTACGAACTACTACAACAAGAAGTAACAGTATAAATTACAAATCCCCTCAAATGAGGGGATTTTTTTATTCTTTAATCTCTTTCATCAACTTACCCCACAACACTGTCTGTAATAGGATGAGACCAACACTTAAAACAAATACAGGTAATGATGGTGAGGTTACCATTAATACAACTGATAATACAAGAGCGAACATTGCTGAAGTCAATTTTAGTTTTAAGTTTTTCATAGTAGTGTTAGTGTTAATTGTTCTACAAATATAAACAAAAAAACTCCCGATTGGGAGTTTTTTATTATTTTTTTTAAAAAATTAACGTCTTCTAATGTGTCTTCTGATACTCTCAGCCATTGGGTCCATTGGTGCTTCATCTTCCGTATCCATATTATCTACTTCAACCTCAGAATCCATTTCTTCACCTGAATCCATTTGATTACTTTCATAATTACTGATGATAGATTTAAGTTCCATAGCTTCTTGTTCTTTTCCTTCAGTTTTTCTTAATTCTCTGTATAAATCTTTAAGATAATCCCATCCAGCAATACCTAAAAGTCCAATAGTTGTTCCAACCATTGTTACGATAGCACCACCAGTACTCATAGCTTCAGGATTAAAGAAGTTTTGAAGCTCTTCGTTAACACCATTTCTTTTATTTCTTTTTGTTTCTTTAACTACTGTTTTAATTAAGTTAGTTAATTCTGATTCTGATAATCTTACAACTTTTTTCATTTTTTTATATTTTTTTTTATTTTAAGTATTAATCACATTAATATGTTATAAATATTCAGAAATTTTGATTTTTCACTTTGAAAATACATTTTTTTCATTTATTATTGAAATATGACAAAAATTAAAAACGGTGATAATGTATCTGTTCATTATACAGGTAAATTAGAAGATGGTTCAGTATTCGACACATCTTTAGCTGAGGGTAGAGAACCTCTTACAGTAACATTAGGTCAAGGACAATTAATTCCAGGTTTTGAAAACGGATTAATTGATATGACCGCAGGCGAAATGAAAACAATTGAAATTGAGCCAGAAAATGCTTACGGAGATATTAAACCTCAAATGGTTAGTGAAGTACCACTATCTCAAGTCCCTGAAGGTGTTAAAGCTGGGGATATGTTACAAGGACAAAACCAATTTGGTCCTGTAAACGTTGTAGTTACAGAAGTTAAAGAAAGTACTGTTGTGTTGGACATGAACCATCCACTAGCAGGTAAGAAACTTATCTTTGATTTAGAAGTTGTATCTGTAAACTAATACAATTTCATTTATTTTAAAAATTTCCCACTTTTGTGGGATTTTTTTTTAAAATAAATTTGTATAATCAAAAAACATGTGTATATTTGTAGAAGATAATCAAACAATAACCCTCTAATACTTACAACAAAATGAAAAAATTCACCTTCGCAATCGTAACACTCTTCATCATCTCTACATTGTTAGTTAACTTATTAAGTGTGGGATGTCCAGTTCAATTCATTAATACTGTAAATTTAATCTCAGCGTTAAATAAACTAACTCTTATTTTCTTGGTTGTTCCAAGTGTGATGATTACTATTTACCGTTCAACAAAAAATGTTATCAAATAAAAAAGGAGGGGTTTAACTATCCCTCCTTTTTTATTTAAAAAGTATATTAACTACAGATTCAATTCAGATTTAAGGGTTAATTCCTCCGTCGCCTATAACCTTACTTACCTTATTTAATCCACTATTAATCGTTTTAGTTGCTCTAGTTTTAAAATTTCCTTTACAACCAGCAGGAAGTGAAGTATAACCACTATATTCACCACACGTAAATTCAAACCCACCTTTCTTAGGGTCACCCTTGTCACCACCATAAGCTTTTTCCGCGGAATTACATAATCCGCTTAAATGTTTATTAATAGGGTTTACATAGTATGGAACATCGATAGCGCCAAATGTATCCTCACCTCTAAACATACGTTTAACTGCGAAAGCAGTAACATCACAATAATTATCTTGGACATTCTCCCTAATATTATGTAATATTGTAATATACAAGTCAACAGTTTTAATACCATAAACTAAGTTAGCAATTGCCTCTTCATCAACCGTTCCAGCTAAACCAGCCTTTTCAGCTGCGGTAACTCCATCAATGAATCTCCAAGCAGCATCATTATTTTGTTGTAGTATTCTATCCAAAGTTTGGTTTCCAGTACTCTCAAGTAAGTTTAATTTTTTTGCTGCGGTTTTGTGCATTCCCAAAATTCTTTGTTTTTCCGATTCTGTTATAACTAATCTTTTCATAATTTTAATTTTAATTTTATTACTATAAATATATCAAACAATGAAAAAAAATAACTATTTTTACATTATGAATATTTTCTTTTTGGATTGGGACACAAAAAAATGTGCAGAATACCACTGTGATAAACACGTGGTTAAGATGATACTTGAGACTGCACAACTATTATGTGGCGCCCACCATGTAACCCACCAAGTACCCACCAAGTACCGCCCAAGTACCGCCCAAGTACCGTACAAGTTATCACACAAAAATCACCCCTGTTCAATATGGGTTAGAGAGTCATTATCAAACTATCTTTATCTTTGTGAGTTAGGACTTGAGTTATGTAAAGAATACACTTATAGATACGGAAAACGTCATAAATCACAGGATGTGATTGAATGGTGTTTAACAAATAAATTAAACATTCATGACAAAGGTTTTACAGAACCTCCAAAAGCAATGCCCGATGAGTACAAAGTAAAAGACGTTATAGAATCATACAGAAACTATTATAACGGAGCTAAAAAAGATTTTGCTAAATGGAAAAATAGAGATATCCCTGAATGGTTTATCCCTGCATCAACTGTTGCATCTGACCAACAAGTTGTCCTTGTTTAGACTGTAATACACGAATTCTACCCATCTGTTCATCATTCATCTCAAAATGTTCTGCCTTAATCTCATTAATTTGATTATCTAAACGAGTATGTTGTAATAATAGATTACTATACAATTGTGATTTTTGTTCTTGTGTCATAAAATAAAAATAAAAATAAATTTAAAAAAATAAACCCCTTTTTACAAGGGGTTTAAAATTACTTGTTTGACCAATTAAAGTTCAATACAGTGAAAGAAACTTTTTTTGCTGACCAATCCAATTCAATTGAAAGAATTGTAAATGCTAAGACTTTAACAGTGATATTGATTTCATCAATTTCCTGTAATTTTAACCAAAGGTTGTTGAATTTCATAATAATAAGTTTTTATACTATATAAATATAGTTAACTTTCACAATAATCATCACATTCGTCTAACAATTCTCCATCATCATAAACTTCTTGGTCGTAATCTTCTTCGTCAGGGAAATTGTTTAGTGTCATATTGTTTTTATTTTAGATTACAAATATAGTAAAAAAATTCAATTATTGGTTTTTTTTAATTAACCTTTAGCGCAACTTTGTGTTCCAGTACATGTGTAATTTTTTCCATTAAAAATAAACTTAATGTATTTACCTGATGTAGGAACTGCATTAGTTACTTCAATATTCCCATAATTATGGTCAGTAATTTTAGTTGTATATCCACTTTTTAGTGTTACTTTTCTTTCGTTACCTTTTATTGTAATTTTTATTGCACTATCTCCTTGTGTTGGACTGTTAGAAGACGTTTGTTGTTCTTTAATAACTCTTTTAATAATTTGAGTTAAATCTGATTCAGTTAATCTAATAATTTTTTTCATTATGTTTTTTACTTATAAATATCTGGTTTATTCTAAAAATTACCAATCAATTCCAGGACCAAATCTCCTTTCATCAATAATATCGTTTATGTATAATTCAATATTGGGTAACAAATCTTCTAATCTATATTGAATTTCCGCCCTAATATTATCAAAATCATCTCTTAACTGAGTTCTATAAATATTAATAAGAACTTTTATCTTACCTGACATTACAATATCAACAACCTCAATCTTATCAACAGATTCAACTTCGTGTAATTCATCCATCTCACCCATTCCCCATTCTTCAGATTCTTCTCTTAAACTATCTAATTTAGAATTAATTAATCCCTGAATTAAATTTTTTGTCTTTTCTAATTGTTTTTGGTCTATGATGTACTTCATATATTATATATATACCTTACTCAACGATAATATTTACATCAACATATTGCCAGTCTCTGTTTATCATTGTTTTATATTGACCCAAATTTTCTATAATACAATCCCATACAGGGTTTTCAAACAATTCATCATTATCATACTTTATATCATAAACCAAGTGAATCATTTCATCATAATTTTCCATAAAATGATGAACCTTTCTAACAAGGTCATCAACAAATATTTTTTCAATTTTAAAAGTGATGTCTATTCTAAAAGATTCACTACTTTCCCAATACATTTCAAAGTTATCATCAACAATATATTTTCCATATATTGTATATATTATGCTGTTATTATCTCTGTATTTTATCTCAACGGTATCTGTATTTAAACATTTCCTTAATTTTTTTTCATTTTCTTTAGGAATATAAAACTCTCCTTTATTGAAATCATTTAATACTATAAGTGATGGACGTTGATATGATTTAATTGATACATTGGCAAAATTTCCAACAGTATCTAATTCATCATCAAGTAAAGAGCTGAGTGCATTGTATGAAAACGGAATGTTATTTGGATTTTTTATCTTTAAGATTGGGACCTTAACTAGTTCATTATCCAAATAAACTCCAGTATATTCGTTATCATGATAAATTATTAATCCGTAAATCTCTTTTGACTTAAAATAGACGGACATTACTTTAGAAAACGCTTTGTATTTGGGACGTAAATTACTCATATATTATATTTCGTATTCGTCAGGGATTATTTCTTCAACGTCTTCTTCTGTCGTATTAATCACTCGTTTCATATCTCTCCAATCAATACCATTGATTGATAGGACATGTACCATTGTCATACCTGAATTAAGTTTTTTATCGTTAAGTAATGCCCATTCATCCGCAGTATCATCCTCATACATTTTCAAATAATTATATAAGATTGCAATATCAACTTCATCAGTAACTTCAGGTATTATTACATCAACATAAACGTCATACATTTCTCCAAAGTAGTCATCTGCCTCTTCAACAGCTTTTATTTGAACAGGAAGTCGGTACCTTTTGGACAAATCGTCAAGATAGAACTCAATATTACCTCCTAACTTTGAATCAACCAATGCTTTTAGATATGGATATTGGGAAACTTTTTGAATGAATTGTTTCAAACCACCAAAAAACTTGGCAATATCCAA